AAGAAATACACCGCCCTGCAAATAGCCGGTGCGTTTGGCATAAAGCCGAACCAGATAAACGACTATGAAAAAAGTAGTTATGCAAACAGTGAAATGCAGAATATATCATTTTACATTGATACCGCACTGTACATATTGAAACAGTATGAGGAGGAAATCAACTATAAAATGTTGGATCCCAGTGAAGTGCGGCAGGGCAAGTATTATAAATTCAACGAAAATGTTATTTTGCGTACCGATGCCAAAAGTCAGGCAACAATATTAACCGGATATGTGCAGAACGGCATATACACACCAAACGAGGCTAGATCCTACATGAATAAGCCGAGAAAGGAAGGCGGTGATGAACTGATATGCAATGGCAATTATATCAAGGTGGCGCAGATAGGCATAGAGGAAAAGAAGGAAGGAGGAGAAAATGGCTAAAACAGTTTTAGAGTTGCGCAAAAAAGATAAAAACAACAAACAAAGGACAGTTGGCAGCATTGAGATCAAGAACCAAACAGAGCAGTCCGCAGATCTATACTTCTATGGCGATATAAATAGCGAAAGTTTAGGGGAGTGGCAAAAGTATTACCCCGAAGATAAAGCACCTAAAGACGTGCAGGACTTCCTGAACCAATTAGAAAATGTTTCTGTCATAAACATTTATATAAACAGTGGCGGCGGTTCGGTATTCGGTGGCATTGCTATTTGTAATATCTTGGAAAGATACGATGCGGAAACCGTGGCACATGTGGATGCATTGGCGGCGAGTATTGCAGGCGTTATTGCCATGGCAGCAGACAGGGTTATTATTCCTGCCAACGCTCAATTGATGATGCACAAACCCAGCAGCTATACATGGGGAAATGCGGACGATATGAGGCGACAGGCTGAAATATTAGACGGCTGCCAGAAAATCATATTAAAAACATATATGAAACATGCCAAAGAGGGCGTGACGGAAGAACAGATCAATGACTTTATTAACGCCGAAACATGGAAAAACGGCGAGGAATGGCAAGAATATTTCGACATTGAAGTTTCTGAAAAGAATCTTGCTGCTGCATGTAGTAGCGAATACTACGACAAGTACAGTCATTTGCCGGAGAGTTTAAAGAAAGAGCCGACCGCACAGGAAATTGACATAGACCGGTTAGCGGACATCTTAACGCAAAGAATAAGCGATTCACTAAAAAAAGTGAGCGAACAGGCAAGAGGCAAGGAGCCGGAGCCACAAAACAATGAAAAAGAAAACCAAATAGCAGCGATATTAGAGGATTTGGACTTGATCTAAATCCTTTTTATATGCACAAATTAAGGAGGAGTTAAGCAATGAATGAAGAATTAAAGAAGTTGTTAGACAGTATCAAGAACAAAAAGCAGGAAGTAAAGAACCTTTGCACCGCCGGTAAAATTGAGGATGCAAAAAAAGCAAAGGACGAATTAAAAGACCTGCAGGCACAATTCGATCTGCTCTATGATTTAGAGGCGGACGCAAAGGACAATATCAAGAACAAAATCGAAGACGGCAGCGCAAAAACGATTGTTGATAAAGTGAAAAAGGTCACAGACGCTTTTGTAAATGCCATCAGGGCAGGTGTAGGAAAACACACACTGTCAGACGAGGACAAAGAAATCCTTAATTCCATGAATGAGGGTTCAGACGAAGACGGCGGCTTGACAGTGCCGAAAGACCTTAGAACCAAGATTAAAGAGTTAAGGAGGAGTGAGGACGCTTTAGAAACATTGGTAAATGTGGAGCGTGTCAGCACGTTAAGCGGCAGCAGGGTTATTGAGAGGTATGCCGATCAAACACCTTTTGACAATGTGGACGAGGCGGCAGAGTTCCCCGAAGTTTCCACGCCGCAATTCGATAAAATTGACTATAAAGTCAAGAAAAAGGGTGGCATTTTAAAAGTTACACAGGAGCTATTGAGCGATACCGCAGAAAATATAATTGCATACCTGAAAAAGTGGATTGCAAAAAAAGCAAAAGCCACAAGAAACTTTATGATTGTGGCAAAAATCAGAGAGATTACAAAAGATTCCGAAGTGCCAGTAACAGGATTGGACGATTTAAAAAGGATCTTTAATATTTTGCTTGATCCGGCAATCGCACTAAATGCAGGCGTGATTACGAATCAGGACGGCTATAACTGGCTTGACACAATTAAAGACGGTGACGGCAGGTATATCATGCAGCCGGATCCAACAAAACCTATGAGTACGCTTCTATTTGGGAAATATCCGGTTAAAAAAGTGAGCAATAAGACCATGCCAAGCGTTGCCGTAGAAGGCGGCTATAAAGTACCGATTGTGTGCGGTGACTTGAAAGAGGCGATCACCATATTTGATAGGGAAACACTCACGATTGATATTTCTAGCGTGGCAGGCGAGTTATGGAAAACCGATCAGACCGGAATTAAAGTTAGGGAGCGTTTGGACATTCGGAGCGTGGACGAGGAGGCGATCGTCATGGCAGAGCATTTGATCATAACCGACCTTACCGGTGCATCGCTTGAAACTGATGAACAGCCGGAAGGATACACGGAGGCACAGATTAATGCCATGACAAAAGCGGAAATTCTGGCATTGGGAACCCAATTAGGGTACACCATGACAACCACCGATGCAAACAACAAGCCGGAGATTGTAGCGGATTTCATGGCGCAGCAGGCAGCGGCAAATGAGTAAAAGCAAATAACAGGTGCGGCAGGTGATTCCTGCCGCTTTTTAAGGCAGGTGCAAAATGATAACACTGAAAGAAGTAAAAGGATATGCAAGGATTGATATTGACGAGGACGATCAGTTATTGCAGATACTTATAAAAGCGGCAGTTGAATATCTGAAAAACGCAACGGGGAAAGAGTATCCAGCAGAGGACGAAAACGGCAACCTGATAGACTACGAGTTAGAAAAAATCTATTTGCAGTTACTTGTTTCCTATTGGTACGAACAGCGATCGCCGGTATTATCAAAGGCAAGTAAGTTTGAAGTTGGAGAGGAATTTAGCTTCATGACAAGATCGCTTTTACTGCAATTACAAAACAGGTAGGTGGCGAAATGGATATAGGACGAACAAACAAGCGAATTACCTTTTGCAGATATGAGGACAAAGAAAATGAAATACTGCAAATAGAGCAGGTGTTGACAGATGCAAAGACGGTATGGGCGAGCGTAGAGCCATTAAGGGGAAGGGAATACCAAGAGGCGCAGCGTATCAGACCGGAGTTAACCTATAAAGTTACGACACGATACCATACGGAAGTTACACCGGATATGCTGATTAAATTTAAGCAACGGCTTTTTCAAATAATATCCATAATTAACGTTCGGGAAAAAAACGAAATGTTAGAAATTATGTGCATTGAGAAGATAACCGAACAGAAATTAGACGAGGCGGAGGAGGTAGCGGAAACACTGGAAAAAGAGTTGGCAAATAGAAATGAATTGGAGTGATAAGAATATGGCGCAAGGATTTGAATTTGAAATAAGCGGATTGGAAGAGTTGGAAAAAGATCTAACGAAAGCGATACGAAAGTGTCCGGTACAGGCAAAGGAAACACTAAAAGGTCTATCAAAAGAATTTAAAGCATCAGCGAAAAAAAGAGCTAATGCAGATCTGGGAAAACATGAGAGAAAAGAAGATAAAAAGAAGTGGGCTATCAAGAAAAAATGGGGGTCAAAGCTTGTAGATGATAACATGGGAATGGCAGCACTAATTTACAATTCGGCACCGCATTTTCATTTAATTGAAAACGGACACAACAAAGTTAATAGAAACGGTCAAACAGTTGGCTTTACAGAGGGCAGGCATATCATGGAAAAAACAAGGAATGATTACAAAGACATAGTGCCAGAACGCTTTCAAGAAATGATAGACGACATTTTAAAGGAGCGTGATTTAACTTGAAAAACGTTGAAATCAAGAAGGCAATCAATCAACTGTTAAGGCAGCGATACCCCGATTACAAAGTGTACGGAAAGGAAATTAAAGAAGGATATGATACACCGGCGTTCTTTACGGAGATTATTGACAAAGGCAGCAGGGCAGAAACAAAGAACTATGCAGGCGGCGGATTCACGGTAAAATTAACTTACTTTCAAAATGTTAAGAACGAATTAGATCAGTTGGAAAAGGTTGACGAAATAAAAGACCTTTTCGGACTAATTTTTATTATTGGAAACCGGCGGTTGACCGTAGGGGAATTTTCACATGACTATAT